AGTAAGACATATTTTATCATTTTATTTGGCCCCAATTAGGACCAGATTCATAATCTACCTTGTTAGGTACTTCTAAGTCAACAGCATTTTCCATAATATCTTTTATCTTTTGTGCATGCTCAGGACTTTCAACAGATATATCAAGTTCATCATGTACTTGTATATGTGGTACAATACCTTGTTTATGTAATTCTATCATAGCTTTTTTAGTCATGTCAGCTGCTGATCCTTGTATCAATTTGTTTAGTGCCTTGTATGTGAACGCACGTTTGATCCCTGGTCCGTGTTCCAAGAGCGCTTGATCGTGTGGCAATGATTTATGTATTCCAAACTGGTTCGGTTCCCACAAATGAAAACGACACAGTCTACCCAGCAAGGTTCTAATCTTACCGGACTCTTGCGCACGTTGCATGACATTGTCCATCAATTGCTTAACAAATGGTACTCTGTTGTGGTATTGTCTAAACAGACTATCTGATACATCTTTAGATACACCAAGTTCTGCTTGTAATTTATTCTTACCCATACCATAGAACAGGCCAAGATTTATGGTCTTAGCCTGTGATCTAGGTATCTCTGCCATATCAGCAACGATCGTATGAAAATCAGCGTCTCCCTCACGATACGCCTCCAATACATCGTCCACTCCATAGAGATTCTGTAAAGCCGCATAATGCACTACCAGCCTAGGCTCTTGCTGAGAATAGTCAAAACAACCCCATGTATGGCCCTCCTCGGGCACAAATAACGCCCTGATCCGTGGTCCAAGGTCTTTGTTCCTAGCTGGAATTTGCTGTAAATTTGGGTTTGAATACGAGAATCTGCCTGTCACAGTTCCGCCATTATCTGATCTTAATTGGTTTATATCAGCATGAATTCTACCCTTGTGTGAGTGCTTGAGTATGGTATCAATAAACGTGGTATGAGCCTTGTTTATTTCACGGGCTTGGGCGATTCGTTTCACTAGCGGGTGGGGGTGATTCTGTAAAAAATTTTTAGTAAAGGAAGGTGCCGATGTTTTCTCAGTTCTATCATAGTCTAGTTTCAGTTTATCAAAAACTTGTGCGATCGATCGTGCAGCCCATATTTGAGTGTCTATTCCTGTTTCTTTTCTTACTTCTTGGATTAACTTGGCTTCTTGTTGCGATAACTCTTGCTTCATTGTATGAGCTTTTTCAACGTCCACTTTCACGCCAAGAAATTTCATCGATACCAGACAAGGAAACAACTCAGTCTCCATATCAAAAATAGATTGTATATCTTGGTGTAGTATTTCTTTTTTAAGTTCTTGCCAAAGTTCTAATGTTATCTCTGCATCTTTTTCTGCGTATGCACCTACGTAAATGGCAGGTAGTTTATACATTTCTGCCTTGGCGTCAACACCCCAATCTTTTGCAGCTGCATATAAATCACTTTCATTTTTTGTTTTACCGGTGTATCTTTTAGCACAGTTGTTTAAGTCATAGCGCATTTGATTTTCATCAACAAGGGCCGATGCAATCATCGTGTCCACAATACGACCGCTGACACTTAGACTGAGCGCTTTAATCCAACACACGTCATACATGGCGTTGTGAAAGATTTTATCTGCGGGTGTACTTAGTACACCTTGAAACCATTTTAATACTTTTGCTCGACTCATATTACCACCACCTTCATGAGCGATAGGATAATAACCCGACCATCCTGCAACAGCTACAGCTATACCTACAACGTCACCTCTACCAACTACAGAACCTGACCCCATCTTCATTAGGTCTGGGTCCTTAGTTTCTAAGTCAATTGCTATCTCATCATACTTAGATAAGTCTGGAAAATTTTCTGGTGGTAGCCATTCAGTTTGTGGTTTGAACAAAGGTATCTGCATGTTATTTTTTCCTCTTCTCGTATAAGTAGTTATCTTCTATTGTTTTATTTAATGTGTCTTTATTACTAAATGCATACAAAGCTGCATCATAATTTCTTGGAAATACTTCCCAGGAAACTATTCTTGGATATATTTCTAATTCAAACACATGTTTGTTAACTTCTATTGTTTTTCTAATTACAGATTTAGCCGGCATCATAATCCCTCTCCAATATCATTTCTAAATAGTGTATTGCTTTCTCTATGTCTTCTGCTTTTCCTTTTGACTGGTGCCTGCAAATATATTTAATTGCGTTGCCTTCTGCAAAAAGTAATTTGTTTTCATTTATAAATTCTGCGGGCTGAATCTTCATCGACCGGTAGTGCTTCCCGCCTATCTGGTCTTCTAAAGAATTGTAGTGTGATGATTTAAACATGTCTTTATGTGTCATAGTAAGTATCCTTTTTCGTATTTCTTTGGTTCTATTATATGTAAGTTTTCTTTTGTTCTTGTTGCACCTACATAAAATAATCTATTCTCATCGTCTGGATTTCTTTCATAACTTCGCATAGTATTTTCTGTAAGATCTGTTAATAGCACAACGTTTGTTGCTTCACCACCTTTAGCTGCATGTATAGTGGATAATTCAATTCTAGGTTTTTCATTTAGTTTCTCACCATTCTTTCTCATCTTACGCAAGTAGTTTACCTTAGTCTGCCCTGCGTTGTCAAATGCTTCATACCAAACTGTCTTAACTTGTAGACCATAATCTTTTACCAATTGATCCATTCCATAAAAAGATCCTTTGGCCATACCTTTTATTTTTTTAGCGTGCCAATGTTTAGGACCTATAAACTTAATCATGTTTTCTATTTCTTTATACGAAACTAATTGTCCTTGTCTTAAATGCTCCCATGATGTAGCTGCCTGGTGTAATTCTTTTTCACTGCTTCGTTTGTATCTGTTTTCATAATACAATCCTTGTCTATACAAAGATTCTTCTATGTCTGTTAGCATGTGTCTTGTTCTACTTAATATTAACCAATCACCTGTTGACATATCAATACTATCAACATCAAAATGTCTGTGTAAGTTTCCTTGACTAATTCTAGGTTCCCATGACTTATCTATTCTGTTTCTAATTTTATTTATTATACCCATCGCTAGTCCATGTACTTTAGCAGGTATTCTGTAAGACTGTGTTAGTGGTAAGTATTGTCCTTCCAATGCTATAAAAGAATCTACGTCTGCACCAGCCCATCTAAATATTGCCTGGTCATCATCACCTGCAATAAAAGAATCTTTTGTTTTATTCCAAATAGATCGTGTCATGTCCCATTGCATTAGTGACAGATCCTGAGCTTCATCTATAAATACTACATCAAACTTTGGAGACTTATCTGACTTTGTAAACTCTGTTATCATGTCATTAAAATCTATTAAGTTATATTCTTTTTTATATCTTGCTAACTCGTTGTGTATAATTCTAAGTTGATCTCTTTCCAGATCCTGTGTGTGTTCTTGTAAATCAAACTGTTGTTCTGGTGTAATGTTTCGTAGCTGTGCTAGCTGTATGATTCGTAAATATTCACTGTCTGATGTAAAGATACCACCCTGGTCTTCTTGATAGTCAGCGTATGTTACAGGAAAACCTAACTTCTTACCTAGATCTTTGTAGTGTCTGGGCTGCATCACTTGATCTTTTTTTAATCCTAACTTTCTAAAGGCTAGTGAGTGTAGTGTTCTAAAGTATGGTAGGTCATCTTCTGTTAAATTAAATTTTTTAATTGCTCTGTCTCTTGCTTCGTGTGCAGCTTTTTGTGTAAATGCAAAGTAACCTATCTTGTCAGGGTCTGTTTGTTTTAGATAGTCATCCACTTTGTTTAACAAAGTTGTAGTCTTACCTGTACCTGGTGGTCCTAGTACAATCGTTCTCAAAATATATCCTTTGGTTTTAATTCTTTTTGATTGTAGTCGTCTTCTTTTTTGTCAAACTGTTTTACAACAAACACAGAGATTCTTTCTTTACCAATACGTTTGTCATCACAGTTACATGTTTCTTTCAACATCTGTGCTGTACGTGAGTATGGTACGTCCCAACGTTTTCTAATTAAAAACTGATTGTAAAATCTGTCAAACACAAAGTGATGATTGCCTTCGCTGGTCCACACACCACCTTTTTTAAGATCGTTCTTGTCTGTTGATACTTGTCTGTTTAAACAATATTCTTCTAAATGGTTCTGTAATTGATCCTGTGTAGTCACACCTTCTGGTGGATCTATTGGTTCATGGTTCTTCATCAGTGGGTTTATTATCATGTCCCAATCTTTTGGTTTAACTGTTGGTGGTTTAAAATCCAACTGTTCCATACACGCTTCTTGAAATAAACTTTGTTGTTTTAAAAATTTTACGTTCTCCAGGTGTAGTCTTTCACCATCTACGTTTAGATAGTAGTATGGTTTTTCTAATTTAATTTTTTGTAAGTCAGTCAGCGCAGGAAATACAATCTCTTCACCAATACCAAACTTTCTTTCTCTACATAATTTTTTATCACACAGATTACACATCGGTGTATCATTACACTTGTAACCCCATTCTTTTTTATCGTGCTGACGTTTAATTATTTCTACCTCAGACTCACTCAGTGGTACAGTTGATGCAGTTGCATTAAATAATGTCATCTTACTTTTCCATTCTGCAGGCCATTTCTTTTTAGCGTACACACCAAAATGAAACATAGAATTGTTACGACCACCTTCTGGTATTTTATTCATAGCCATAAGTTCTATGCATGGTGGTGCATCAGAGTATTCTGATTGTGGTCTTTCTATTTTTATTTTTGTAATGTCTTTTTGTTTTATTTCACTGTATATAGTGTAAAATTCTTCTAGTGTTGCAGCTTCACCATCTTCTCTAAATGCATAACGTGTAGTGTCTTCACCACCAAAATATGGTAGGTTTAAAAAGTTACCTGTGTCATCTGCTGATTTTAATTGAATTTGTTTTGGAAAGACTTCTGATCCTCCGTATCCTAGTAGTGTTTTTATTTCTGTTAGCTTATCTCTCATTCTTTCTGCAGCTACCGGTAGTTCGGAGAAGAGAAAGACGTGTGCTCCTCCACTCTTTGACCTACACACAGCCAAAGGCAATTTAAATTGTTTTATTTTATCAATTAATTTTTTGTGATCAAACCCTGCATAAGAGTCTATGTCAACACAGCCCCACACACATTGGTTATCTTCGTTAATAGGTATGATGCCCAGACTCTGTCTACCATCTAGGTGCATTTCCCACAGTTCCGTGGTCACTGGTTGACGTACTACGAATGATTGTCCCTTTAGTTTGACACCGTTTTCTGCCGGTGTTGTAACCTTGGTACAACCATGCGCACGTTCCAATCCTTTAAATATTTTTTCAAACATAATTTTTAATGGGCGCTTCCACTCTCGCTTCGACGCCCACTCCTAGGATTTTATTTAGTATGGTGTTGAGTCTTTAGTATCTTCTGATCCGTGTTTAGCTTCCACTTCACCTTTACCAACACTCATTGCAAAAGATTTTGCCATGTCATAGATTGCTTTATCTGTAACTGGTCCCATCTTTTCAACTTCCCAACCAAACCATGTTCCTTTGTCGTTAGACATCTGCACGGTTGATAAGTTATAAATGTGGCTATAAGTTGGCGGTGTAAACAAACCATTTTTACCTTGTAGTTTTAAACCCATCATTAATGAATTCCATTTTCTACTAACTTTTAATTGAGTAGACTTCATAGAAATTAAAGCTGATGATGGAGTATCACCAAGAGTCAATACAAAATGACTTGCAGTATTATCAAGATAATTACCATTTGGTAATCTGTCTTTGTAGTCTTTACCTCTAGTGGTTTGACTAACGATATCACTGTCAGCGTCATGAATTGCTACAGGTGCACCAGAACTTGTGCCTCTGTCTTGCCATTCAATGTATTGTCTTTTGTAGTGACAAGGTACAACACTAATTTTATCAAACAATTCGTTTGTAACTGTGTTGATTATTTTGCCAGGCTCTGCGCCTTCGACATACTTACCATCTCTTTTGTTTACCTCTGGAGATAGTTGACCCAAAATTTTTAAGAATGGTAACGCAAGATCTTCTTGCGATATATTTTGAGTTCCTTGTTGTGCATCAGCTTCCATATCAAATGTTGCTAATGCTCCTTCTTTTTTTTCTGCTACTTGGTTCATGTTTATTTGTTCCTTTTTATTGTTGTTTTATTTCCAACAAACACGTTGAAAATTTCCGTTGGCATTGTTTTACCTGCCTCTAAACGCTCACGGACTAGCGCTTTAAGAGTCATGGGCTCAACCTTCAACTTTTGTGTCGGTTGAAACCCACGTTCCTCTGCAAGAGCAGCATAATCAGCTGCCTTGTTATCCTCGTTACGACCGAATGATACGGATATCTCATTTTTGATTATATCACCCAAGCCATTTTCACGAAGCCAGTTAAATGCTCTCTCCCTGTTTGCAACAGAAATATTAGCACTGTAATTTGGTTTAACATCTACCGTAGATCCATCTGTTAGTTTAAGATGTGATAATCCCATTTCTGCCATCATGGTTGGAATTACTTCTCCAGATAGTCGGTCATGTTCTTTTTTTAAATCTTTAAGATTATTCTCACTCGTTTCTATTCTATTATTTAAACCCTCTAACATTTGTATTTGATCTGCTAGAGATTGTATACTTGCAGTTTTATCTACAAGGTCTTGTTGGTCTTCTTCAAAATTAATACTACTCATCTATTTTTCCTTTCTCGTATAAATCTATTTCTATGGAATAATATTTTCTTTCTTGTTTATCCCACTTCAATAAGTTGTATTTGCCATTTGTTATATCAGAAACTATAGAACAGGCCACACCTATTATTGCAGGATCACCCGTTAATAATAAATAATCTGTTTTTTTATAGTTAGCTAATTCTTTTCTTAATCTAAAAATAAGAGGACCTGGAGAAAAAATAATTTGTGAAAGTTCTGGTAATAAAAATTTAAATTTTCCATACTCAGCTGCACCCATTATGTTTATTTTAGGTCTACCTTCTGCTGTTCCTGGAATATGTTGAATAACATGAACAGTAGGAGAATCACTTTTTTTAAGGTCTTCGTATCTAATAGTTTTTTCTTTCATGCTTGACAATATAGGTTTGAGTTGTTATCTTGTCAAGTAGAAAGAAGAAAAATTATGAAATATAAATTTAAAACAAAACCGTATGCACATCAAATGACTGCATTAGAAAAGTCATGGAATAGAGAAAATTTTGCTTATTTTATGGAAATGGGTACAGGCAAAACAAAAGTATTAATAGACAATTTAGCTATGCTTTATGACAAAGGCAAAGTT